GACAACTGCAACGTCATCCCATTGTATAGCTTTGATTGCGTCTGTACATTCGTCTGCCCCGAACCATTCTGTTTGTGCGTCATTGATTTTTATGCCGACGCCCCATACTTTAAATAGATCTGAGTGCACGTATTGTACAGTGCTAAGGTGCGATAGACTATGTTCTGTATCATAGTATGTTTCAAAATCTAATGTGATTATGTTCATTTTTTTCTCCTTTTATTTTTATACATTAATTTCTGCCAATGTTCGTAGTCTCCTTTTTTAGCCCTTTCCCAGCCAACGCGGGCATTAACCATGTTGAATGCGGTAGACATAGGGACTTTTTTAAACTTTATGTTGGGGGCGTCGTGATCTAAATAGGTATAAGGATTTTTGTAGTTCCTTTTTACCATTATGTATGTGGACATATAGTTCTCCTAACTGTTGACATTTTTCCTAAATGCTTTATGTTTTTTAGTAGAGTATCACAAAGGTTGTGGTACGTAAATTTAACTAACTTATAGGTGATTAAATGGCTACTATAGCAACTTTAAGAAAAAGTGGTAATGTAGAAAGTAATCAAGCTTTCAAAGGTTTCCCTGAAGGGCAAATGTTTGTAAGAAAGGCTACGATCTCTGTTCCTGCTTTAGCACTCAATGATGTAGTACAAGCTTTAGATGCATTTGCAGGTGAAACTCTGCATGCATTAAGAGTTGTTTCTACTGACATTGACACAGCTGGATCTCCTGCGGTTGTATTAGATATCGGTCACAGTAACACAGCTACTGAGACAACTGGTACTTCTACTGCAATCAAAGATGGATCTACTATTGGTCAAGGTGGTGGTATTGAGTTATTCAGTGCACTAAGTGCAGATGATGACGCAATTGAACCAATTGAGTTTACTAGTGATACAACTATTGATATCCATGTACAAGTCGCTCCTGGTACAGGTGCTGCTGGTACATTTACAGTTACTGGGTACTTTACTTAAGAGTAAATTTATCCTAGACTATGAGGATTGATTATTCTCCTAGTATCAATTGTTAATGTTTAAAGAGCTCACTTCGGTGGGCTCTTTTTACGTTTAACGTTTGGGCCAGGTCGGTCTTCTCTTTTTTCAGGTAGACTATCTAGATGGGCTCTGATCTTTTTCATCATTTCCATATGTTGTTTCATGGTCATTGGTTCATTTTTCATTGTTTTTTTTCCTGCGTTTAGCGTTGTTTCGTTCTCTAGTTATTTCGTTTTCGGCTGCAAACCATTCTTCTATAACTTGAGTTTTAGTTAGTTTGTTAGGATTTTTAATAAACTTTATGTGTTGTGGTTTAATTATCAACGTTGCATAGTTGTGATATTTTTCATCAGTTAAAGTAAATTCATAATCCTCGCCAAAATAATGAAATTTATTTTTAATATATTCAGCACGCATTATTTTCATTGCACTCTGTTCTTAATAATGTTCCAAGCTTTTTGTAAGTCTTCATTAGTATAATCTGACCATTCCATTTCATTGGTAACAAGTTCATCAATAATTCTTACTGCGTCTGCGATACTGTTGATTTCTCTTTCTGGCATAATTTACCTCGTTTTTGTAATTGATATCTAATGTTATCTAAACTTTTTTGAGTTAGATAACCTCCATTGTTATATTTAGTTTTAGTTTTCATAAAAATTTTTAGTTATGTGCGAAGGTACACAGTCCCGGGAACGGCTAACGTAGCACGGTCCTTTAGGACCGGTGCGGAGAGGGCCGTGTACGGGATAGTGTACGAGCACAATTAAGCAAAACCTAATAATTGAAATTTAAGAAAAACTTCTTTTGGCACTGCTTGCCAGTTCCAAAATCTAGCAATTTTATCGTGCTGAGTATTTGTTTTAACTGAACCAGTAGTCCAAAAAGCATTTTTGTCTTGCCACACTTTCCAATGTGTCAACTTTTTTTGATTTGATGGATCATTACCAAGGTGTTTTCTTTTATATACATTCCAACCTTCTTCATCCCAGTGCCAAGCAACATTTAAATGTCTAGTGCCTACCATATTTTTAGCTCTAGAACTAAAGCCAGTAACAGTAAACCGCACATCTGCTTGTCGGTATCTTATTAAAAGTGAATCACCTTCTTTAAAGAACACTGTAGGGTCAATAGTATTTTCTACCATTGCTGTATACAAGTTAGCGTAACTTTTGTGCATGTTTAAATGATAATAAATTTGACCAGTCATTTGATCTTCAATAGTTTCTGGGCCGTAAAGATAGCCATTTCTAGCATAAGGTACTTCATTTAAATCACACCAACGGGATTCTTTATTGTTGTAAGGATGTTGATTGTAGTAGCCCGGGCCAGAAAGCTCATGTGACGTCATTCTGCGATTTGCCATTTGATTCTCCATATTCATAAGTTTTAAGAAGTCTTGCTAAATACCATTGGGCTTTTAGCAAATCTTCTTTTTGATTTTTGTATTCATAACGCCACATATATTTTATGACGTTACCTTTTAAGTAACCTTGGAACTGTCGAGTAGTCATAGAAGCTTGAATAGCTTGTATGCATTCTATTTCTCCAGTGTTGTAGTGTGGTGGTTGATTAACATTGTCCATAATTTTCTCTCTGATAATGATACAACAAGTAGCTTGGTATCTAGGCATAAGGCACCGTATAAGTTTAACTTACCTGACACAATGTTTGTGATAATTTTACTTATCTTGTGTCCTTTGCAGTAGGTCCCCAGCACTCCATAGCAGTCCGGAACTAGCCGTCTGTGCAACCGGTTGTTTCAACTACTTGTTGTACGTATTAAAGATAGTGAATAAGGTGGTATCAAGCTTTGCTACACTGGTCTCTAGCTTCTGTGCAGTTTTGAGATCTCTAACCAGCATGCGGTCGTATCAGTTACTCACTATCGTATTTTTTATAAACTTTTTTTAAAAAGTCTCTGTTCGCTGCTTCATAATCTTCAAAACAATCGTAAGGTTCTGTGCGATAAGCAAAACGCTCCCGACAATTCTCTCGATACATATGATATGCAAATCTTTCATAAGTCATAAAAATATTTTATAACTCCTTTAGATAACATTCAAATTGTCCATAAAGACCATGTTGATATTGTTCATTAGCTTGCCATAAAGCATGACTATTTAAATCAACCTTGTTTTCAATTGAATAATTATCTACATAAGACGGTAAAAACTCTTCAACAAAAAGATTGAAGAACACTATCCATCTAGCGTTCTCAATATCTATATTGTTTTCAAGCACATTAGTAAGAATGTATTGATTAATAGTTTTACCTGTAGCAGCTTGCATTTGACTTAGTTTATCTAACCAACTTTGAAAAGCTTCTATAAGCACATCGCCATGTTCTTGATGCTCAAGATACATGTCATTTACTTTGCCCATCGTTTCTCCAATCGGGTTGTCGTTCTTCCCACTTGCCACGAGGCGTGTGCAAAGTAAAGTTCAAAACTTTCGTAGGTTTTGTAGTAACTACAAATTTCTGGTGCACCATAGTCTTCTTCATAATGAACAAGACTATAGTAGCTACTAGGCCGCCGACCATAGCAGCAGCCATACCAGAAAAAGTACCATAGAAAGCAACCATAAGCGTAAGCGTAATCAAAACATCTACAAAGACATCATGACCAATAGTTTTACGCCCACCAATTTTAAGCGCTAGCAAAAGCAGACCTAGCGCGCTGAATATTCCTATAGCTAGCATTATCTCTATTCCTCCATATTAAGTAAGCCATATATCCAAATTGAATCAATTCAATCAAGATCCACAATGCGGTTGTAACCGCGGTAACTGTTGCATTAGTCATAATCTGCAATCCTCCAAATAACAAACAAGGCAGTAGCTGTAAACAGCAGCACTCCAAGTAATACAAGAAAAGTATGAAAAGAACTTGCTACTGCAATTAAGCCGAACATAATCATACTACCAATGAGTACTGATACGCCGTACTCTTTCGCGTGTTTTTTAAACAGTTTCGATAATTTCGCCATAAGGCGCCTCCGTTGCTGAATTTGTTACCCAAACAACCGGGAAGTGTGGTTCACTTCCAAAGTCATCGGATTCCAAATCGGTTAGATAAATTAAGCAGGATATTTCTGGGTGTGTTTCTGCCATGTGTTTAATAGCAGGCCCAAAAGCTGTACCACCTCTGCCTTCCATTGTAACTTTCAAAGGCAACGATTCACGGGTGAACGTTTCTTCAGCAGTTACATCCATGTCGGCTTGCACAAAATGTACATTTTCAACATTTGCATCAATTAGCATAGCTGAGATCTCGCCAAGATCTTGATTAAGCTCTTCGTCTGTACGCGAACCTGACGTATCAGTAATGACACCAACAGATTCTATACAAGGCGAGAACATGCTCGGTAAGTACAAACCTTGACCGATAAACCTACGATTAGGTTTCTGCCAACTAAAGTCAGACTTATTGTTGTTACGCAAAAATCTAGCCAAACGTTCTTTCCAATTAACTTTTGGCTTGACTATTTCATCAATCAAAGATTGCAAAGAGCCAGGTAGTTTACCTTGAGCTTTAGCTGCTTCTGCTGCTTGCTGTATAGCAACCGACATATCAGCTTCAAACTCGCCAGGATTTTTATCAACTTCTGCAGACTTTTGTACGCACGCTCCAAAAGATTCTTTGCCATCACCTTCTTTAGGTGCTGGCGGTGGATTCTTTTGCAACTCAGCATATATCTGATCGGTAGTCATATTGGCATACTTGTCATCAATCAAATCAGTTTGTGGCAGTTGTAAACCTGCATCACGCACTACTAGATTAATAACATAGTCACCAGCTACATTCCAAAGATACGGATCACGTTCATGTAAACGCACCATATGCATGAACACCACGTGCATTACCTCATGAGCAAGCAGACCAACACGTTGCTGGTCTGTCAAACTCAAGAAGAACTTTGGATTGTAAAGCAAACGTTTACCATCAGTACCAGCTGTAGGCACTTCTTCTGTTTCAATTGGTTTCAATCGCAAGCACAACGTACCAAAGAAAGGTTGCTTCAAAAGAAGCTGCGACCTAGCTCTAGTAAATTTTTGCTGAGCTTCACTCATCATCGTCTCCAAGTAAAGTAGAACTCAACATAACGTTGTTGAACTTTTGAGAAACTTCCTCAACCATTTGCTGGTTCTCTTGTTGTTTCTTCTTACGTTCAGTACGTTTATGCACAGCTACCA